CCATTTTCTCCGACGATAAGTGTGGTTGTGTTTTTATCGAGGGGAATTTCAGTAAAGACATTTCCAGTAGAAAGGAAATTCTTATATTTTACATTCTTAAAAGTAATCAAGCAGAATCCACCGACATGGCTTCAAAATAAACATCGCGCAAAACATTTTTTATCTTACCTGAATCAACAGGTAATGTCAATCCATCAACGTACTTATCTAGTATTGTAATTGTATCTTCTGCTTGGTCAATATCAACATCTACATTTTCTGTGATCTCACTAAAGTCTTCAACAACAGAAACTTCCAGCGGTGCAACTTTTGTAAGTGCATCAATCAATGTATCAAACAAGAATGTGTTATTGCGTTTTTCAATTACAAGTTTGACGTACTTGCCAGCAAGATGTGAATAGTCTGCTTCGATGATATCATTGTAAAACATCTTATCATCGTTGTAATTGATCTTGTAGAACATGCTGTATGGATTCTTGATAAACTCGAGTTGGCGAGTTTCAGTGTCAAAAATATGAAACCCACGCTCATCATTATAATCAGCCCAAGTCATCTCACCTGGAGTGCCGACATATACAATGCTGCCACTATTTGATTTGTGGTGGAAGTGACCAGAAAGAACAAGATCATACTTCGATAATACTTGCGGATCCATACCTTCGTGGCAAATATTGCCACGATCCATTTCGTAACCGACTAATTCGAAGTGACCAAAGCAAACTTGGTTCTTGCTTTCTTGAATAAACTCTGAGATGTCTTGTTCGTTGTCTTTGCAGATCCAAGGAATAATATCAATACCATTCCATTGCGCTGCTTCTTCGTAGATTGTCACATGATCTTTATAATCTCGCAAGAGCAGATCAGGCGAGTTGATCTCTAGAGTATTTTTAAATGTGATGTCGTGATTGCCGATCAGCGTATGGAGCTGAATGTTATGCTTTACAAACTGATCAAAGAAATAACGACGAGACAAAGCAAGAGACTGAAAAGAGATATACTTCCTACGATCAAATAAGTCACCCAACTGAAAGACGGTGGTAATTCCATGTTGCACCAAATACGGAAAGAATACATTTAAATAAAATTCGCGATAATGATTATGAAAGGCAATGCTATCGCCTCTCATACCAAAATGACAATCTCCAAGTATTGCTATTTTCATACAATAGCCTTGCAATTATCGAAATGGTATCTGGTCATATTTGGTCCAGCACCAACTAAATTGCAATGCGGACATGTTTTTTGTTTTCTCGGTTTTCTCATAGCCATAATAGTTTTTTCTCTCAAAGCAGGGTCACTCCACTGTGCAATTGCTGTTCTTCTTGAGGTTGAAGACCATTTACTTGGATCTTTTTTTGCTGCATGATCTATTGTTCTCCCTTTATCCCATCCTTGTGGAATCGTTTCTTTCGGGTCGATATAACTATTTTCTATTCCATTTGTGATCCAAATTAACCCAGAAACATAATCTGTGCCGCCAAGCATACTATCTTCTGGGATGTTATTCAACTCTTGATCGCTGAGGGATGGGTCTTCGAAATACTCTGTATTGAGTAGTTCGCATAAAAATGCTTGAGTTTTATAGGTATAAATAGACATGCTGGCACTCCTTTACAGTGTTAGAGTCGGTGGATGTTTCCAGCATCGCGACCGACACTTCTATTTATATCATTTCACATCTTCATCGACAAATTTCTCCAGTCCTGCTTTCTTGGCTTTCTTTACTTTGCGCGCATTTTCGTAATTTTGTATGAACTCGGAAATATTTTCATACAATTCGAATTGGCGAAAAGTACCATCTTCATTTTCATTGAGTTCGAACTCGTCGAGTACTCCAGCAGTTTCAGTTGATTTGTATTTGACATATAATTGTTTCTTCTCTTTTTGAATGCGCCTCAAGAAAGCATAATACGTTATTTGAGTAAAATAGGCAAATGGATTGCTTGATTTGCTTGGGTCAAAATTGTCAACATACATCACGCAGTTTTCAATTGCATCAGCAACCATCTCATCACGGAAAGTATATGACAAGAAGTTTGGCTTGTGAGAAAGATTCTCAGCAATTTTCATGAAGCATTCACCGACGTATCGAGGAATCTGAGGTTTTGGTTGACCTGCTCGTTTCGCTTTACGAACTGCCTGACGATACTTCGTCATTTCTTTGAGGAAGTCCTTGTTATTGATATAATGATTCTTTGCCATACATTAGTTTCTGTTAGTTTAGGGTCTTTAAAAAATCGGTAATGGTATACCTTGCATCTTCATCGTCATTAGAATTCAGTGATACCTTTGTTACTTCATGATGTGAAGAAGAAGGAAATAGTATTGCTTGATTGTCATCAAGATCAAAAGATTTATTGTGTTTTGGAAAATTTAAAAGTCCACCAGTATATTTTTTTGGTTTTTTATGCAAACACAATACTACCGAATATAATGAATTGTCTACATGTGATTCGTAATAATCACCATCTTTATATTTGTGAACCATCATTGGAGCATGTGACATAAAAGGTAGTTTGTAGAACTGTATATTATACGTGTGTGCTTTACTTTCGACAAGTTTTTTTAAATTATTTATTATGTTAACAGTGATTTGACTTGCTTTTTCTGAAACAACGGATGGATCACATAAACATATTCCTAAATTTTTTTTTATAAATTCGCCGTTTTTATTTTTTGCAGAATATGTATATTCTGGTGTTAACATTTTATTGTTTAATTTCATCAATTCGTTCCATACATCCTCATATTCTTTTTCATTAAAGAAATCGTCAATCATCATATATGGAAATGGACTGCTAAAACGATGGACTTTCATAATCAGTGCATTGGTCCTTTATCTTTTTTGGCGAGTGCTTCAATAATTGATACAACGTTTTCTTCTAATTGTTTTACATCTGGTTTTTTCTTTTTCTTTGCGCTTTTAATTGTTGATTGATTATTGTAAAAGAAATCGCTGACGTATTCATATTGCTCATAGAAATCTTTTCGCACAGGTGTGGCGAAGAGAACATCAACAAGCGGAATATCAACTTCTTTGATCTCGATCACAGACTGTGGTAGATACTCTTGCATAGAAAGAATTTGCCGACCTTCTTCAAAAATAGTATCAATCTCAATACGCAATGGAGTTTCAATGGTCAAGTGTTCTTCATGATACGTCACATAACCTACTAAATCTTCAGTAGTGTTCTTTAGACGAACAAACTTGAGTTCTTTTTCTTCTGCCATCAGCTTATCCTTACATTGTTGGATGTGAATGGGAAACGCTCTTCGCTATAGATTTTTACTCGCTCCTCGTAATGTTTCAACGTGAAGTTTGTATAAGGTCCATAACGCAGATCATCAGCCAGATCATAAAGCACTGCTGCGTCTTTGTTCTCACCCAAACGTAGCACACGACCAATTGATTGTAATGCGCGAATCTTACTCTTTGTCGGAGAAGAGAATACAATATTATGTAGGTTACGAATATTCACACCAGTCGAGAATGTACCGTAACTTGCTACAATGATCGCGTCGTTTTCTTGTTCAGTGATATGTCTCACTGCTTCGCGATCTTCTGCTTCAACCCCACCGTGGATAAAGAATACTTTTCTCTCACCACACTTTTCTAAAATTAGATCGTATAGTATCTTACCGTGTTTTTCGACATAAGTAAATAAAATTAAACTATTGCCTTTAAGGTTAATTGCAAGATCACGAATGAATGTATTGCGCCCTTCGTGTTGCGTTAGAAATTGCATTTCGTCTTGATAAGTAAATCCTTTGACCGCCTTGCAGACGTTCTCTGGATATTTGAGAACAATGCACTTGATATTGAAGTTGGCTAATTGCTTGCGCTCAATCAGTTCGCGCGTGGATATTACTTTGAACGTTGGTCCGAACAAACCTTCAAGGACTAGTTTGTTGACCTTGCTATCATCAAGTGTACCTGTCGTGCCAATCCGCACATCACAGTTGATAAGTTTAGTCATGATAGATGTAAGAGACTTGGCTTTGAATGTGTGCGCTTCGTCACCGATAATAAAATCAAACTGTGTAAAGTATTTTTTCGGCATGTCGTAGATTGACTGCCAGGTAGAGATGACTAGATCACTGTCAGGGATTTTACTTTCGCCGCCATAAATCTTCTGACAGTATTTCTCTACATCCCAGCCGTTGTTACTGGAATAATTCTTAAAGTCAGAATGCATCTGAGTTACAAGGTTGATTGTGGGAACAATCAAAAGTCCTCGCTTCTTGCCACTATTCAGTAAGTGGCGAATCATCATATAGATGATTAACGATTTGCCTGACGCCGTGGGCGATATGAGTACAGTTCGCCGCTTCGTAAGTCCGACGCTAGACGCCAGTAACTGATAATCTCGCGGCTCCAGTGGAAGGGAGAGAGCCGACGCAAGATTTTTCGTGTCGATTGGGTAAACATCCTTGTCTTCATCAATATACTCGTAGGTTCGGTTAGTGTTTTTACAGAACGTCTTTATATAGGGGACAAGACCAAGATAGATTTGTCTTGTGTTGAGATTTAGTAAACGAATTTTGCCATCCCAATGCCTTGCACGAAATGCTGGGCTGAACTGGTATCCTGGAGCAGAAAAGGTGAAGAAGTCTGACATCTCTTTTAGAATGCCAGGATCTGCAGTCACCTGCACATAGATATTATTTACTTTTTCAATAACAATGTGTTCAATCATTCGATTTTATTTTTTTCCAACTGGACTTGCCTTTGGTCATGCGACCAATATATTTTTGTCCAGTTTCTAGATCAACGAGCATATATTTTTCAGGACAGCGTGTATAGACTGTAAGTGTAATTGGTTCTTCCAGTTCGTTGACAAATTTGCCATCTCGCAACTTCCGAACTTTTTGTTCGAAGATTGAATCCATTATCTGCCACCTTGGATGAATCTCTCGTGCGTCATGTATTCACGCAATTGCCAGGTGCGATTGTTCAATTCTTTCATGACATTTTCGCAAAACTTTGCAGCCTCTTCATGGTAGGCTTTCTTGCGTTTGAGTTTGTTTAGATCATCATCACCAT